AGGCGAGCCAACTGTGCACCCATCAGGTATTCCGCGCCTTCTCGGGTGATCGTGAGGTGTAGCCACCCCTGCCGCAGCAGGAAGTGGCATTGCTCGCCGGTGAGACCGTTGACCTCGAGGTTGTGACCGTATCCCACGGTCCACCGGCCCGCCGGGCACACGTAGGGCTCGGCGCGGAAGCCCTCGTGGCCCTTCACGGACGAGACGAGATGCGCAGTGTCGGTCATGGCCCACCCCGCCACTCGAAGAGCTTGCCGATGAGTGCCCCGAGCGTGCCGGCAACCGACCCCACGGCAATCAGCATGCGGATGCCGCCGCGCGCCTCGCCGAGCCGCTGCACGAGCTCATCGACCTTACCCTCGATGCGCTCGAGCCGCTGCTCTACGGCGTCCATGCGGGCTTCCAGTGCCCCGATCTCTCGCTGTACCTGCACGTCGCTCACAGCCGCCTCCCGATGAGCAGCATGTCCAATCCCTTGTTGCCCTCCGTCTGGCCGGCGTTACTGCAGTGTCGCTCGCGCACCGCCGAGTGCCCGCTGCCGAATCTGTAGGCGACGGTGAGCATGAAATTCGCGCGCGAGCCGTTGCGCCGGTCGACGTGATGCAGCAGGCACAAGCCGAGGCCGATGTCGAATCGACCGAATCCGTCGATCAGCATGAGCCCGAGCGCAGACTGCGGACGCATCCCGTCGCGCTCGCCGATCAGGTGCAGCGACAGCATGTAGTCGGTATCCGTCGGCCCGGCGTCCGGCCAGTTGATCGCGAAGCCGAGCACGGGCGCCTCATGGCGCACGACGGTCGCACCGGCTTCGACCCAGAGCTCCGGTTCTGCCGCCCGGCAGCGCGTGGCAAATGCGGCGAGCAGGAGCGCGACAAACAGCCAGATCGGCCAAGTGGTGCGATTGCCAAAGAGTCTCATTTTTCCCCGTCCTGTTCCTGCGAGGCCGCCGCGCGCAGATGCGCTTCGATTTCCGAGATGTCCTCATCGAGCGTCACAAGCTGCGCGCGCAGGCTGTCGAGCGCTGCGAGGCGCGCAGCAAGCTCGCTCTCGGCGACGGCGATGTCGGCGGCGAGCTTGGAGCGCTCGCGTGTCTTTGCCTCCCAGCAGGACATCAGTGTCTCTCGCAACAGACTGTTGATTCGATTCCGTGCGCTCATCTGTAGGGTCGTCATGCGTCTTACTGTGTTTCCTCATTCCGCTACAGTTGCGTCGAGTGTTACCGTGGACGAGGTGAGAACGACTCCATCACTGGCTCTGCGGATCTCGATCGTGAGCACGAGTCTGGTCGTACCGGGCACGTTTATGGTCCTCTGAACCCCCCAGATACGGCTCGTGCTGAAATCCAACCACGTTCCAGTCGCAGATGAACCGCTGACTGGGCTGCCGGACACGACCGTCGCGCGAATCTGGTACGGCGACATATCGGTACCGTCAGACACCCAGTTACCCGCGTAAACGAACGGTCCGAACGGTATGCCCGACGTATTGGCCGACCCATAACGGCCCCAGAATGAGCTGGGGGAGTCACTGCCGAGAAACTGGATGGCCGCCGTCGGATCGTGCGGCGAGACAACCTCATGATTGATCAGAATCGTCGGCGGCAACTGTACGCTGGAGAAGAACGGGCGCCACGTGCCACCGACGCCGACCCACATATTCTCGATCTTGCGCCACGTGCCACCGACGCCGATGCGTTGCCCGCCTGATGTGGCCTGCCGCCACGTTCCACCCACTCCGACCCAGAACGGCATGGCAACGTCTCAGCTGTACTGAATCCAGATATCGCCATTAGCCGGGGTGCCGCTGGCGGCCGACGTGGAAACGGTCACGGAGCCGCCCGCATTGGCGGGGCTGGCGTGCGAGAGGAAGCCTCCAGCGTTAGATGATCTCGGGCGAATATTGAACGTCCACGTGCTGAGGATCGTCTCGGGTTCCGCGATCGCGGCGAATGCGCTGGCGTGTTGTCCGTCGAGCAGATCCGCATCGAGACCGGACCCTGAACCATCATTCCCCGCCGTCCAAATAGTCGAGCCGTTCACTAGTACGCTTGGCGCATCGAGCCTTATGGTGTTGCTGCTGATCAGGCGCAGTGCGAAGTTGTTTCCTGCCGAAAGCGCGAACGCCGTGCCTGGGGTGTTCACTTCGAGGAAGCCGTAGCGTATGGTCTGGTCTGTGTTCCAGAATGACAATGAGAGAAAGTTACCGCTGCCTCTCAAGCGCAGAAGTTCACCGTCGCCTTGGATGTGTTGCCTTCCGGTGAAAGAGTTGTTGGCCGACAGCCGGGGAATGTTGCTCGACAAACGCGCGTCCGGCAGTGTGCCGCTGGTGAGGTCCGATGCGGAACCGCTGATGGCGACCGCCGCGAGCCCCGTGAGACGTGAAGCAGCGAGCGACTGATGCCCGGTCATGATCCACTGGCCCGAGCCGAGCGATCGGAACGTGAGCACGTCACCTGGGGCCGTCTGCCAGTTCTTCGCGCCGGGAAGCTGGATGCTGGAGCTGTGGACGATGGTCAGCGAGCCCGTGAACCGCAGTTCGCGACGAAGGCCCGCCGCCGCGGTTCCGAAGCTCGTGATCGTCGTGGTGCCTGTGATCTCCACGCTCTCGGCCGCAGCAGATCCAATGTTGGTCGTCGAGGCTGAAGCGATCGACGCAGGCGCGAGCGCATTCGTGGATCGCACGATCGCCTGAATCGATCGCAGGTAGTCGTCGAGCGTGTTGCCGATCGGATCGGTGCCCTGAGGACTGTTGTTCGCCGCCGTGAGCGACAGATCGGCCATCGTGGAGGGAATCGGCATTAATGCACTCCTGCGGACATATTCTGGTGGCCCGTTGCACGCCTCCGGGCGCTAGCACAAAATGGAATTCCCTTTGACTCAGGGGTCAGCGAGATGGACGCCTTGGCAATCATCCTCAGACCATTGGCCCTGCTGGTGCTGTTCGGGCTGGCTGTGCTCATCGCGTGGGGCCTGCACCGGATCATTCCAGAGGGACGCATCAAGCGCATCCTGTACGAGCGGCACCACGTCGTGCCGCGCACGGAATCCGAACGCAAAGACTGGCGACCGGTGCTGTATCTCCTGGCGGCGACGGTCGTGCAGTTTGCCATCATCTTCTGGCTCGCCCGCGGCATCGACTGAACTACTCGTTCGTCGCCGCCGCCAGCAGCGACCGCGCATATAGCCCTGGCAGGACGCGCGCCGGCTGAGGCAGATTCTCAAGGTTCAGGAGAGACTCGGCGAGCCGCCGCTGCGGAGCGGTTGTGCCGGCCGCCAGTCTCCGTCCAGTGCGGGTGGCAGTCAGACCGAGCATCCCCGCCGTAACCGGGATACCGACAACCGGCTTGGCCGCGATCGCGCCGAGCGGCAGACCGACGGTGAGCAGACGCTGTCCGGTCGGCGGCGAACGCACGTCGAACACCTCGCGACCCGCCGTGGCCAGCTCCCGCAGCGGACCGCCCGCACCGCGCGCATAGGCGCTCTTGTCGGTCGCGGAGCGAATCGCCGTCGAGAGCTGATGCGACGTGAACCCGCCCGGTGCGTCCTTCGCCGCTGCGACGGCATCCTCGATCACCTTGTAGGTGCCGTACCTGCTGTCGGCGAGACGCAATGCCTGAAGCGCCTCGCCCGGCAGTTGCGACTCAAGCGCCTGCGTCACGGCGCGTTCGGCGTTGTCGAGCAGGTCCGCCGCCGCGCGCTCTTCGGCGCTCGATGAGAGCCGGGCCCGACGCGCTTCGGCGCGGATCTGCGAGCGCATGGCGAGCAAGCCGTCAGACGTGCCATCAAACTGCGTGAGCTGATTGCTCAGCCACCGGCCCACGGACCGGCGCGTCTCATCGGTCGCGCGGACGCTCTTACTCGCCGCCGCCTGACGGAAGAGCTGCAGCAGCGGCACATCCCGCGCAGTGTCGGTCATCACCACCGGGCGCACCGGAAAGCCCTTTGCCATCTCGTAGAGCGGCTCGAAGGAGCGATAGGCGGCCTCCAGCATCTCGTGAATGTCGCCTTCCGGAATCCGTGCACCCGGTGCTGCGCCCTTTCTGACGACTGCCTGCTGAAACTGCGTGCGCGCCTGCTCACGCGCACCGCGAATCGCCGGGCCGATAAACGGAACGGATTCAGCGCTCTCTTCGATGTGCGCCATGATGCCGCGTGGATTCAATTGACCCGGCGTCAATTCCACGCCTTCAGCGAGCAGCCGTTCTGCTTCCGCCGTGCGCGGCAGACCGCGCGCGACTGTACCGACGGCGCGACCTGCAGCCGGCAACAGCGTACCGAATGCTCCACCGTATATTGCCCCCGCCAGCCGCTCGCCGGGATCAGCCATGATTGCGCCTTGCGCAGCACCCTCGACGGCGCCCCGACGGATGGCCCCACCTACCGCGCGCGCTGCCAATCCACCGGCACGCATTAGCCCACCCGTCGCGCCCATCATCGGAACAGGCAGCGCCGCAGTCTCACCGATGAACGACCCGATCTTGCCGGCCGTCGTATCAAGCAGCGGCGCATCCAGCGCGCGTGCCTCCGCCAGATCCTCGTCGCTCACGAGCCCGACGAAATTACCGATGTGCCGGCCGACGTTGTACATTCCCTGTCCGATTCCGGCTCGCAGACGATCCAGCGTGCTCATTCCTTCGGTCGGCAGAAAACGCTCTTCGGGCTGCTGCTGCATGCGCAGACGGATAGCGTATTGCAGCAGTTTCTGCGCGGCGCCCTCATCGCCCGCCTCGCGCGCGCGCCGGGCCGCTTCCCGCACCTGCTCAAGCGTATAAGCCATTACCGTGCTCCGTACTTCTGCATGAGCGCATCGATGTCATCCTGCGCGCCGCTCCCTGGCTGCGCCTCAAGCGCGATCGGCCCCAAGCCGAGCGCCTGAAGCTCTGAGGGATCCAGCCGTCGTGCGGTCTCATTCCAGCGCTCGACCGTCAGACGCGCCGCGCGCTCGTTCAGATCCGCAATCCGCCGCAGCGTCTCGGCCTCGAGTTTGAAGTTGCCGCCCACGACGCGCTCGAGGAAGTCGCGGTCGGCATTCGAGAAGCCCGTGCCGGAACCGAGCCCCGACGTCTTGATCGCATCGAGCGTTGAAGCAGCCAGCTGCGCGGCCAGAAGCTCCGTGTCTGATGCGGCGTTGCCGGTGTTGATGCCGATCTGATTGGCGAACTTTGCCACCGCGAGCTTCCAGTCGGCCCCAAAGCCCGTCATTGCCTTGCTGCCCGGCGCAAGAAGCTCCTTGACCCGCTGGGCACGGGCCATGAGATCAGGCGCGCGCTCGGCCTGCGCGTAGAGATTCGCGATGGCTTTGCCGCGCTCGCTCGCAATCGTGCCGTAGAGCGAGCGCTCGGTATTGACATTGACGCTCGGCGCGCTCGCGCGGCGCTGCATGAGTATCCAGTCTGAGAATGACCCGCGGAAGCCCTCCTGCTTTGCCCGCTCGTATTCGGTGATGTCATCCGTGGTCGGATTCTCCAGCTTGCGGAGCTGCGCAACGTACTGCCCCACAGACATCGCAGCCTGCGGATCCAGCGCGGCCAGCTGACGCAGCGGCTCGGGGAGAGGACTGCCCGCATCACTCAGGAATGCACGCACTTTGCTCGCGCGCTCGTCGGCTTCGCGCTGACGCGCTTCCTCGAGCATCTGCTGATTCTGCCGGGAGACGTACTGCCCCACCGTCATGGCCGTCTGCGGATCCAGCGCGGCAAGAGGGCGCAGCGAATCGGGAAGAGGACTTCCGGCCCCGCCGAGTTGCTCGCGCAGCTGACGGGCGCGCTCTTCCGCGTCACGCTGGCGTGCATCGGCGAGCATCTGCTGGCCAGCGCCCGCGCCGAATTGCGCGCCGTACAGCAAGCCCTGCCCGATCGCCTGCGGCCCGCGACCGGAGAGAATCGCGAGCCCCGCGTTCAAGAGCGAGAGCTGGCCGAGCCGGCGCTGATCTTCCGGTGAGAGACCGGCCGGCCCGAGCAGTCCACCGAGTCGATCGATAAACGCCATGTCAGTTCCTCACGCGCGGCATGCTCATGCCGGGGTCGTAGGGATAGGGAAGCACGGGCGGAATCGCAGAGAGCTGCGGCAGGACACCTGCCCCGGGCGCGTAGCGCATGCCCGAGAGGAAACTGAATCCCGGCAGCCGGCCAAGTGCGATGCCCCTCTCCAACATCTGAAGCATCGCTCGATAGTCCGGCGTACCCATCTGAGTCACGGGCACCGACGTGAACGCATCGATGTTCCGCGGCTTGTTCTGCGCGGCGTACAACGCAGAGAGATTGCTCTGCGTCATGTCGCTGGCCGTTGATGGTGCAGGCTCGCGCTCATTGATGTACTGCCGCAGGAGATGACTCGGAATCGTGGGAATCATGCTGCCTTCTTCCTCGTGCGCTTCTCCAGCGCCTGCACTGCTCCGGTGAGCGCGCCGAGATAGTCGATCACGTCGATCGTCGGCTTGTGCGGCAGACCGAGATTGCGATGGAAGTTCTGCGCATACGTGCCGACGTGCTCCGCGTCGTCGCCCTTGTACCGCCAGTGATCCACTGGCAGATCGATCACGGCCTTGAGCGCCTTCTCAGGCGGCAGCGGCTTGCCCTTCTCTTTCACGCGCTCGTCGGAGAGCAGACCGCCGAGGCCGCCGAGCACTGCACCGGCAACCGTGCCGAGACCCGGGATCACGCTCCCGAGCGCCGCGCCGCTGAGCGCTCCGCCGGCCGCGCCCTGCAGCGGACTGATGTAGTTCGGATTCGGAGCGGTGATGTTCTGGAAGTTGCCCGTGATGGAATTGAGCGCATTGCCGAGCAGCCCGAGCTGATTCGCCTGCCAGTCGCGCGCTTCGAGGAACTGCCGCAACTGCGCATCGAGCTGCGCCTGATTGAGCTGCTGCGTCTGCTGCCCGACACCGAACAGCGCCTGTCCGGGCAGATATGCCGACTGGATCGTCTGCGGGAGCAGACCGAGCGCCTGCAACTGGCGGTTGCGCTCGGCATCGAACGCTGACTGCTGACGATTGAGCTGGTTCTCCACGAGACCCGCATTGCGAGCAAGATCCGATTCGGCAAGTGCCGCATTCCGCGCGATGTCCGACTGCGTGAGACCAGCGTTGAACTGCCCGGCCTGCAACTGGCGGTTGAGCGCGTTCTCTGCGAGCTGCTGCTGCGTCTGGTAGTCCGAAAAGCGCAGGCCCGTCGCCGTGCGCGCAAGCTGATCAGCGAGCGTCCGATTGGCCTCAGTCAGCGCTTCCTGATGTGCCGAGCCGCCGAACGCGCCGCCGGTTGCAAACTGCGTGTTGATGCCGGCAGCCGTCTTCCCGAACGCGCGCGCGATGTCCTCGTTCGCCGCGTCGATCATCTGCCCGAGATACGAGTTGCTCCCTGCATAGGGATTCGTTCCCACGCTCACGCCGGGCGTGGTCTGACCGATGAACGGATTCGTCTGTCCGAGGTACTGGTTCGAGCCAACCGGAGTCGTCGCGCCGAGATACGGATTGGCCGGCAGCGTAGCGAATCCCTCGCCCTGCAACGTCCTGGTGAGCTGATTCTGCGCGGCGGTGAGCAGCGGCTGCTGCCCGAAAGCCGCATCTTGAATCATCTGCTGCCCAACGAGCTGCTGAGGCGTGAAGCCCGCGACCATCTCGCCGGTGTATGGCGTATATGGCCTGTTCGCCAGCTTGGACGATTGAGACAGCAGGTTCTTGAAATACGGGACAGCCCACTCCGGAGGCTGAATCGTCTGCGTCTGGTTCTTCCCGCCGCCGCTCATGTGTCGATCCTGTAGATGATCTCCTGCACCGGAAAGCGCTTCATCCAGCCCTTGCGGCGCGAAGAGAACGTGATGCCCTTGCACCCGGCCTGCCGTGCCGCATTCCGGATGAACTGAAGCCCGTGCTCGAACACGTCTTCGTCACCTCGCGAGTACGCGCACCACACGTGCATGTCCTGCGCTCGCGAGAACTCGCGCCGCAAGACCCTGAGCACGAGGAATCCCTCCATCCCTTTCTCGCCCACGACGAGAACGAGCTGCGCCTGTCCGCTCCTGAGCGCGTGGTAGATGTCCTCGGGCAGCCAGTCCTCCGGAGACTTCTCCAGAATCTTCTGTAGACCAGCCTTCACCTCGCTCCACACACCATGAAGCGCCTCGGGATGAATCGGTACGATGTCCACCATTCAATTGCCCGTCAGAAATCTGCATTGCACCCACGTGCCCGGCATGCCTCCTGCCACGCACAGCCAGCCGAACACGACGTACTTGCTTCCGGGGCTGCCAAGCTCGGACGGCTGCGAGTTGCGGACGAAATCGCCGCGCGCCCATGTTCCCGCCGATGGCGGCGCCGTCATGGCCGAGTGGATCGCCGCAAGCTGCCCTTCGGTGAGCCCGTTTATCTGCCGCGCGTGCTCTGAAAGTTGCATCGCCAGTTGGCGGCGCAGGCTTTCCACTTCCCGGCTACTCTGCACCGGAAGGCGCGGGTCGACTGAGAGCCTCATTCCTCGCTGTCCTCTGCAAGTGCGAAGTCCGCACCGTTGATGCTCACCAGCCCGGTCCACGACATCCGCACGCTGTGCCAGCGAGCGCTTCGCCGGAAATCGAACCGGCCGCGGCTCTGCGCGATGGTCGCGTCCTCATGACGCGGATCGCCGAGGCAATCGCGGTAAAAGTTGGTCGCGGCCGCCGTGACCGGCGACTTTCGATATCGCGGGGTCACTCGCGAGAGATGCGAGTAGATCACCTCATCGCCCACGTCGCCGGTTTCGAGCCACGACGCACCCGGTTCTCCGGTGAGCTGATACAGCCGGCACGTCGCACCGCCCGGATCGCGCAGGAACACGCCCGGTGCGCGCTGGCCGCCGAGCCAGAAAGGCGAGTCGTAGGCAATGCTCGGGAGCTGGTCATAGGTCGCGTAATTGCTGCCGAGCTGATCATAGGTGAGCTGCGCGCTGCGATACTCCAGCGCCGCAACGGTCGGCCGCGTGAACTTTCCCCACCGCTGCGTGCGGATGTTGTAGACGAGCGCGATATCCGGGTCATCGCCCGCCGTTGTGCTCGGGAAGTACCAGTACACCAGATCGCGCGGCAGGTCCGCGCCGCTGAACACGAGATGTCGATTCGCCTGCGAGAGATGCGCAAACAGCCACTCGCGCACCGGAGCGCCGATCGAGCGCGGAACCGTTCCGTCAAACTGGTAGATGTCATCCGTGCCGATGAAGTAGTGCATCGTGCCGACCGGCACGACGCACTCCTGCGAGGCGACTCCGATGGAGCCCGGCACTCGCTGCCACGACCACACCAGCGGGGGCCCGACATAGCGGCCGATGTACATCGATTCGTTCTTGTAGGCCACGACGACGTCGCCGAGCGGGTGCCCTGCCGTGATGGCACCCGGCGAATCGACGAGACGCCCGTTCGCACTCTGAGACGCCACCGATGGCGTCCAGTTGGACTGATCGTAGAGCGCCGAGCACCACCAGCCGTCCGGCGCATCGCCGAGCGAACCACCCGCGACGTTCAGCGCCATCACGAATCCGTTGCTCGTGACGAGGATCGACGCAGCAGGTGCGCCAGCAATGTCCGCGAAGTCCCCGCCGATCGACTGCTGGATGACCTGATTGCGGTTCGTCGCGAGCACCGCATTCCCGAACACCGCGAAGCGCCAGCGGTTGAGACCGCTGTATCCGCCAACGCGAGAGCGATCCGTCCACGTGCCCGCCGATGCCTCATAGAGTTTCGAGGCCGTGCCGGCAATAAGCCGGCGCGTCCCATCGAGCAGTTCTGCCACCACCGCGCCGGTGACGATCTCAATGGACCCGAGTCCGACATCCACCGGAGAGTTTCCGGCCGTCAGTCCCTGCGTGCTCGGGATGATGTTGTCGCAGTCCGTGACCACGCCATCGGCGGCCGGGTCCAGATCGGGCGCGAATCCCGCAAGGTTACGGCGCATCACGCATCCTCATGCGCACGCCGGGCCCGAATCGGGAGCGCTGGTCTGCTGCACGCATCCCGTCCATGTCGGCCTTGAATTGCGCCGCCCACACCGCGATACGCTGATCCGCCTTGAGGTAGGGCGCAGCCTCAAGCAGCGTCGCGTGCAGGTAGAGCGCTGGATTCTCCAGAATCAGCCAGTTCTGCCCCTGAGAGAGCGGCGGGATCTTCGCGTAGTACGTCAGCGTGTACGCGGCATCGCCGGGCCCGCCGACGATGTGCAGATTGCTCCCGATTACCGCATACCCTCTCGGCAGGCCAGTGCGGATCGTGTTCGGTCCTTCGAGGGGCACCGGGCGCAATTCCGGATCGCTGCATCCAGAGGGCACCAAGAGCTGGTGCACCTCGAGGAAATCCGCCGGAAGCGCGATCACGCCATCCGTCGCGTTGCCAGACACCGTCTGGTGCATCTGGCGCACGCGCAGCCCCGGAATGTACTCCGCGCCGATCGTCCCGCCGAACATGATGCGCGTCTCGGCGAGCTGGATCAGATCCGGGATGACGGTCGCGAGGTCCGCTCGGGCGAGCCAGTTCGCGACAGCAGCCGAGAGAGTCTGGAAGTCGTTGATCATCTGCCCATCTTGCCCGGCCAGATGCGGAACGCCCGCAATTCAGGATCGTCGAGCATGCGTTTCTGCACCGACGGATCGCGCATGAACTCATCGAAGGCGATCCCGTGATCGTTGCACCACTTCTCGACGATGATGCCGGGCACCTCCGCGAGAACGCGCACGTCCAACTCGCCCGGAAGCTGGTGCAGCCTGGTCAGTCCACACGACTGCAGCGCCTTGCAGTGATCTGCAACCGCGCGCAGCGCGTCCATGTCCTCGCTCGCCTGATCAACGATCAGGTCATCCTGCAGGATGAGTTCTCGCTTCATTCGACTCCACGAAAGGGCGCGCCTGTTGCCAGACGCGCCCTTTCTTGGTCCGATTACGGGTTGAGATCCCGAATAGCGCCGAGCGTAGATTCCTGATCCACGATCAGCGTCACTTCCGTGAGGATCTGCCACGCCTCGGCATCGCCAGTCCGCGCCAGCTCCATGGTCTGGAATGGCCGGAGCTGACCGAGCGCCATCTTGTCGTAGTCGACGATGTAGGCCGTATTGACCAGCCCCGCGCCCGCGCCCGACATGACGCGATTCGGCACCACGCGAGTCACACCGAAATCGTGACCGTAGAACGTGAAGCTCGTCTGCAGACGCACGTTGCGCGGATTGCCCGCCGCGACCTCGTTCGTGCGCTGCACGTTGCCGGGGAAGGCAGATACCTGCTGCTTGTGAGACGGACTCACGAGCAGCACGTCCGCGTTGCCGCCGTTCTGATAGACCGACAGGATGACGGCCTTCAGCATGTCTTCCGTGAAGTCGCGCAGCGTGCCCTCAGTGGGCGCGGTGTTGGTCTGCGGGTTGGGAGCCACACCGCCTGTGCCGAGTGAGTTGTTGGTCGCGATCCATCCGTACAGGCCGCGCATCTTGCCGGCCGTGGACGTGCCGTCGTCCTGCACCGCCGTGGCGTTGCCGATCGCCGCCGCCTCGATGTCCTTCTTCAACTCGACCATTTTCTTGGTCTTCTGATAGGCCACCTCTGACGCACGGCCGTACTTCTTCACGGCTTCGGTGGAGCCGCTGATCTTGAAGCTGTCCGTGATGATCTGCGTCCGGTTGCTGTACTGACCGGGCTGCGAGACCGCCGGGAAGGTGGCGTCCGCACCTTCGACTGCCGCGTTGTTCGCATTCGGCGCACGGTACGTGTCCGCAGTCCACTCGTGCAGCTTCGCCTTCACCGGCCGACGCGCAATCGAGCTGACGAGCGGAGTATCGCTCGGGCGATAGTTATAGATTCGGTTCTCGACGTCCTCCGAAACACGGACGACGTTGTTAGTGGTAAGCGTAGCCATTGATATCTCCTAGATACCGCGTGCGGCAGCGAATCCAGCCAGCGCATGCAAATCGTTCGGGTTGCGCTTCAGCCGTTCGGCTGCCTTCATCGCGGCGGCGGACTGGCCGCCATCGTTCGGTTTGGCCGCGCCGGCTCGCACCGGAACGCGGTTCTGCTGCGCCTGCTTGCTCTTGGCCTGCCGCTGCGCGCGGTAGAGCGCAGCATCTCGGGCCACCAGCAGCGCGCGGTGGTCGTACAGGGTTTTCAGCTCGTCGGGCTGATACCCCATGCTGATGAGGTACTCCGCGATGAGCTTCTGCTCTTGAGCCGCGCGCTTCTCGTCGCGCCAGCTCGGGAGCTTGTCGATCAGAATCTGGCGCTCACGCTGAGCGTATTCCGCCGTCGCGCGTTCCTCGGCCAGCCTCTGCTGCTCCAGCAGTTGGGCCCGTGCGGCCTCGGCCTCGCGATAGCGCTGCGCCTTCTGCTGCGACTGCTGGAGTCGCGCGATGTACGCAGCCGGATCGCTCTTGGCGAGTTCGTTCAGCGCCTGCTGGTCGTCGAGAAGCTCCGCCTGCAGCACCTGCATCAGCGTTTCGAGCCGGGTGACGTAACTCTGACGTTCCTGCGCGACCGCCTGCACGAGTGCCTCGGCTTGGCGTCTGGCTTCCGCGACCTCCGCCGTCTTGCGACGGTAGTCGGCGTCCTTCATGTAGCCGGCGATCAGTTCCGACTTCTTCAGGCGGAACTTCTGGCCGCCGTGTTCGATCTCGAACTCCGGGTCGTCGTCGGACTTGGCCTTCTGCGGGCTGTCCTTATCGGCACCCTCGTCCGATTCGTCCGATTCGTCGGTCTCGGCTGACTCGTCGGACTCGTCGGACTCGTCCGCTTGAGTCTCCTTCGCCGAGTCGTCCTGCTCCGCGTCCATGTCGGCCGCGATCTCGTCCAGATTGAGGTCTTCTGTGTCGAGCTGCTCGGTGGCTTGGCTCTCGTCGTTCATCGCTTACTCCGCGTTGGGCGCGAACGTGATCCGGTTATGGCTCGATGAGCCGTCCGTCACTCATTCGCACGGTGAAACGGTCGCCACGGACGACCGGGCAACCGTAAGAAAGCGTCTGATACAGATCAGGACACGCACCCGGGAAGGTGATGCGCGTTGGCGTGCCGCGAAGCTTCTTCAGAAATTCCACGGCGTCCGCCCACGTGATTTCAGCCGATCCCGCAGCTTCATCTGCGCCAGCTTCCCGCTCGACACGACCGATTCCAGATGCGTCCGGACTCGGTGCAGCAGCTTCAGGGTCAGCCACAGCTTTTCGCGACCATCCCCGTCTCTTGCTGGACTCTGCTTCCATTTCTCGATGACCTCTTTCTCGATCGTCTCGAACGCTTCGATGAGCAGCGGATGAGCGAGCAGACGCTCCGCCTCCTGCGCACGCTGGAGTTCCTGCTCGGGCGTCACTGCACGCCTCCGATTTTCACGAGCCCGAGCGCCTGTTTGATCTCATCCAGTCCGTCCGCGAACTTCGCGATGTGCTGCTTGATGAGATCGGTTTCGGCCTTCATCTGCGCAATGCGCTCGTCGCTCTGAATCTGCATCTGAGCGATCATCAGCTTGACGTTGTTCTCGAGCTGCGCGCGCTGCTGCGCGGCCTGCGCTTTGATCTGCTCGGCCACGATGAGCGCCTGCGCGGCGGCCTGAGAGTCGTCCTGCTGACCCTGCTGCGGAGCCGGCGGCATGCCCGGCTGCGGCGGCGTGAAGAACTGGTCCACGTCGCGATAGCCCATCGCCTCGGCGAGCCGCGAGAGCGCCTTGTAGGCGTTCATCGGGCCCGCAAGACCATACGGCGCGACTCGCTCGATGAGCTGCAGCAGGAGCTGCAGGTTCGCGATCTGCTGCTGCCGGCTCGCCGTGCCGATGCCAACCGACACCGTCGTGTCGTAGCGGGTGCGCCACGCACGAGGGTTCAGCGTCATCCACCGCCCGTTGATCTTCACCTGCTGCGGCCGGTCGATGTTCTGCTGAGCGAGCTTGAGCATCAGCAGATACAACCGCGTGATGCCCGTCTCCGCGAACACGCGCGCGATCAGCTCGATACGCTGCATGCCGGCATTGAGCAGCGCCTCGACGCCCATCGAGCCAACGTTGCTCTTTGCGAGCGAATCCGGATGCAATCCCTGGTTCGGCTCGCTGACTCCGGTGCGCTTCTGCTGCACTTCATCGAAGTGCTGAATCAGCGTCAGGCCAGCGCCGCCGACAAACGGCACCGCGAGATCGCGAATCGCGTCCAGCTGCTTCACACGCACGAATCCGCCCGGTCGCGGCTCCAGCAGGTCATCGAGGTTCACCTGGCCGTCCACCACCGCCCGCATGGGCGTATTGGCGAGATAGACGTTATCGAGCACCTGCCGGATGAGCGCTGTCTTGATCTCCTGCAGGTCTTTCACCAGGTCGGCCACCGAGAGCCCGATGACCTTGTACGGCATCAGGATGGGGCAGAACAGCGCGAACGGATGGTCGTCGGTGACGTAGTTCTCGAGCACGACGGTGCCGCTCTTGACGATGCGCCGATACTCCGCGATCCCGTCGCCGTCGTAGTCCACGCGCAGGTATGCATCGACCAGCGTCACCTTGCGCTGACTCGGGTCAGGCGGGTCACGCATCTGCTCCCACGTTCCGTCGTAGTTTTCCCGCGCGACGCGCTCTGCACTGCCCTCCAGAATCGAGTCATCATCGTCGAGCGAATCCACCAGCTCTGCCGGGTAACCCATGCTCTTCAGGTCGGAGAGCGTCAGATCGTCGCGCACGTGCGCAATGAAACGCACGTCTTCAATCGAGCGCGCATCCCGCGCAATCCGGATTTCCTCCGGCGGAACCCCCTCCGCCCTGAGCACCGGCACCTTGCGCTTGCGCCGGAACAACATGTCATATGACATGTTCCCGTCCGGGCCCTGCGTCGGGGTCTCCGAGAGCAGCTCAAGCTCCGGGTCCGCGAGCAACTGCTCGCGCTCGATATCCGAGAGCCCGTTGTAGCTCTCTTCCCGGACATCCCACCGGAAGTCCGGATAGCACTTGATGACGCCGCGCCGACTGATGAGCGCGCTCTTGATGGCGTCATGGAGCAGCAGAAATCCCTTGTTCCTGCGGTAGATGAGATAATTCACGTACCGCGTGGCATCCTCTGCCGCGCCCTCTTCCTCGGGCGAGTCGGGCTCGAACCGGATCACTTCCTCGCTCCCGGCGAACATCCGCATGAGCGTTGGCATGATCCATTCGACTGTTTCGAGCACATCGCGCGAGACGACCTTGCTTCGACCCTCGACCTCCGGCGGCGCCAGATTCCCGACCTTCTCGCCGAGGTAATACTGCATGTTCTCGGCGGCCTCGGCGGACAGCTCGTCCGTGAGTCCGACCGCATCCGCGCACTCGCGATCGATCAGCTCGGCCAGTTCCTCGTCGGTCATCCCGCGCGGCAGCTCGTTTTGCTGGTCGTCGGCCGGCAGTTCGGCGGACAGGTCGATCAGCTCTTCTGGCGTCATACCGTCGCGAGGCTCCGGAGTCGCGGACGCGGAGTGCTCCACGTCTCGTTGCCGAGGGCGCCCTCCACGATCGCGAGATAGCGGAACATGTCAGCGCCGTGCGAGTACTCGTCATGTACCGGCCGCGTCGGCTCCTGCGTCTGTGTCGGCACGTGCCGTCGATAGCGCTTCAGGCACTCGACCAGTCGCGCCGCCTGCGTCCCATCGATGAGCACGCGCGGGAACATCATGCGCGCCTGCCGGATGCCGGCCTCCACCGGCTGATTCGGCACAATCCGCACATCCCAGCCGAGATCCCGCATGATCTGCTCCGCGCTCTTGCCGGCGCGATAGTCCCCATGCGTGCCATCGTGCGGGAGCCAGAGCTGTCCCCAATTGAAGCGAAGGTTGCGCAACTCGGCGCTCCACCAATCCAGCGTCTTGTGCGTTTCCTCGCGATACCAGATCACGCGCACCTGCGAGTGCAGTCGCTGCACGATGCCGACGGCCATGGCATCGGCCCATCCGAGGTCGAAGATCACGTGCGCCTTCAGCGCCGGGTCATACGGCACCGCACACACGCGCCGCTCCGCCAGCAGCGCAGCGACCTCATCCGCATAGATCGCGCCGGAGACTGCCGGCAGACACTTGCCTTCCCAGATATGGTCATACTCGTGCTTGGGCAGCCGCGCCTGATCGCGCAGGCGTTCCTTCGCCAATTCCGTCTCGCCGAACCACGGGTTGTCCCGCCAGTTCATCTCGACCACGACCGCATCATCTGGCGGCGACTGCACGAAACGCACGTACGCCGGATCGGTGTCCAGCTCGGGATTCATCGTGACGATGATCTGAGAGCCCGCCTTGCGGATCGTCGGAATGAGGATGCGCAAGCTCCGCTCGCTCACCGCCTGCGCCTCTTCGATCCAGCAGATATCGACGCCCTCGTAAGACTTGATCGACTCTGCCGTGTGCTCCAGCAGGCCGCTGAACACGAACTCGGTGCCATTCGCGCCGCGAATGACCGTCTGCTGCGCTTCGTAGAAGCCGCCCAGCCCGAGCCTAACGATCTGGTCACAGAGCAGCTTGTGCACACTGTCCCGGATCGAGCGCTGGACTTCGCGCGTGCAGAGCACTCGCAGCGGCCTCTCGCAGCCGCGAATCAACAGCGCCTGCGCGACCGACCAGCTTTTCGCGCTGCCACGGCCGCCATGCAGGACGACGTAGCGCGAGTTGCCAAACAGGCAACGTGCCTTGTCCGGGAAGCGAACTTCAACCTCAGGCATCGGCTGGCTTCTCGAAGACCACCCGCACCGCTGCCTGAATCGGCCCGCCATTCGGGCCCGCGTGTTCGATCCGGTCGCGCCACTTCTCGGGCTGTCGGTTCTTCAACCAGAACGCCGCCGCCTTCGCGTCGGGCGGCACATGCTCACGGTACGGCACCACCACCGGCTTGCCGTTGTGCTGGAGGATTCGCACGGTGTCGTAGCTGTATCCGACAGCGACGTGATACAGCGAGCGCTCGACCCGATCGTCGGCCGCTTCTTTGGCGACCCGCGCCGCCTCGCGAAACTCGGGATGCTCGTGCTGCCAGCGGTAGAGGGTGGCGACGTGAATGCCGAGCGCGTCGGCCACCTCGACATCGGTTGCGCCCTGTGCGTAGTGCTTCGCCGCCAGCTCGCATAAATCGAGGCTGTACAGGCTCGGGCGTCCGGGCCTACGCGGCTGCTTCGGTTTTTGCGGCTTGCGGGTCCGTGCCATCAGCGCTTGCTGTTGAGCTTACGGAGCGTCTTGGCGAGCTGCGCTCTGCGGCGCGTAGTCGGATTCTTCGAGTGCAGCGCCTTGTCCAGCAGTCCGGCGGGAATCTTCTTGCCCTGCGGGACACCGAGCGTGCGATGGAGCGCGCCGGGATGCTTGATGGCGCTCCGAATAAAATTCTTGGCCATGTTCCAAAAAAAGCCCGCGCGAACGCACGGGCGTAGCAGGGAGTGTCGGCCGGTCAGTCTACTGTCCGGCAGACCGGATCAGACACACTGATCCAGACTGCCCAAATGCAAAGATAATTTGCGCATCAAGCGATGCAACACGCGTTTTCTGACGCGCGCAAAAAGATCAATCACGGAAGCGCAGGAGTGAGAGCAGCGTCGGATGCTTGCTCGCGAGGAATCGCTGCTGGAGATACCAGAGCGAGACGTGCCATGCGCAGATCAGCGTGCGTTCGGTGAGCTTGAGCCGTGCGGCGAGTACGTGATTAGGCTGGTCCGTGCAGTACCATCCGCGCACGAGCTTTCGCGTGCGCTCCGGACTGCGCAGGATCGTCTGGTCGACGACGATTGCGGTGTCATCATCGAGCGGTGGCGGCCGCGCCGGCAGGTCGCGCCAGTCTTCCGATGGCAGGCCCGTCCCGATCGAGACGGCCCACCTCTGGAGCACCCGGTCAGTAGTGGCCAGCTCCGCCGGGAGCGTTGACGCGCGCCAGATCATGCGATGCCGACCTCCAGGTTAGCAGATCAGGAATTGCACTCCCTCAGGAACCGGAGCTTGCGGCGCGACGGATCGAGGTGGTGGTAGATCGATTGCGGCGTCACGCCGAGCTGAGCCGCGATGTCCTTCACGCTGCCGATCTCGCGCAGACGATTGAGCAGCGTCCGGCGCTCGTCATTCCACGCGCGCAGCTTTGCGCGCTGGTCCGCCGTGAGCCTCCACGATTTCTTCATGGGCACCGTCATCGAATCGCGCACCGAATGAGCATCACCAGTATCACCACGCCGAGTGCGATCGCGATCACTCGACGGCGAGGTCGAAAGGGGCGGCAGGTACCCGCCCGATCACGAAATGCGTGGCGCTCGACCACGGCGATTCAACGCCGCGCGCCGTAACAAGGCGCATGCGGAGCGTGTATTCGCCTTCTTTGAGATCCATATCCGCGATCGGAGTCTCGTAATCGCCGTCTTGGTCCCAGCCAACCGGGATCGAGAAGACATGCTCGCCGTTGAGTTCGATTTCCCAGCGCCCGAAATCCTCCGGCGCAATCGGCGTTCCGTCCGCATATTTGCCGTCGTGGCGCCACTTGAGAGTCGTCGGATTGATCTTTGCTGCCATCGTCAGTCCTCCCAACTCACCTTTCCGCCGAACCGCCTGACCTGCTCCTCCAGCTCCCGCCGCACGCTCTCGCGTGAGGGATGACCGGTCCACAGCCACCACCACCAGGCACGCAGAGCATTGAGCAGACGAGTGAGACTCGGATGCCGTCTGTCACCCAGTCGATGCCGACTCATAGGGCTCGATCCTCACGATAGTGCGCGGCTCGCCGATGTGCTGCTCGACCGTGAGCACGATGTGTCGGTCGTCGGCGAGCAGACCGTGATCCTTGAGGCCGTCGATGAGCGCCTTGCAGCCGCCGATGGCGTTGTCGGGATCGAGAATCCGGCGACCGTAGCGCGTGATGTGCACCCGTGCGCGTGGCAGTAGGGGTGCACCGTAGATGCGCGCGTCGAGTTTCGCCGCAAGCACCAGCGCCGACCAGCGCTTGCGGTGCCTGCGATACCTCGACCAGTGCCGGCCGTGTAGCCGATTGAGAGACGGCGTGCATTCCGGGATCACCAGCTCGATCATCGCCATCGCGGTCAGGCGCCGAAGATGAGCCTGACGAGCAGGATCACGAGGCCCCAGCACAGCACGCCCCCGCCGAACAGCACGAGCGCACACACCTGCGGCGACACGCGCTCGTTGCGCATCTGCTCCTCGACGCGGCGGGATTCGGTGGGCTCGATGGTGTCGATGCTCTCGGTTTCGTGCATAGCTGAGCTCTCCACAGTAGAGCAGGTCATTACGCGGCAGCGCCTTCGACGCCGGCATCGATGCCGAGGATGATCATGACGTGCCGTACCCCTCTGCGGTCTGCCGCACCCGTTGACTCAACGGCAACGGCGCGGAACTGGTCGCGGATTTCGCGTCGAGCGGCTCGAATGCCTGCGCGTAGGTCATGGGCTTGCCTGACTTGCCGCGGCCGAGCACGACTCTCGCGCCTTCTTCGCGCGCGATTCGCACGCTGAGAAAACGGCGTCGCGATCGAATCCAGCGCTCACGTACTCGCGTATGTCCCGATCGCGGAAGTCGCCTTGCCATCCGTTGTAATAGGGCCCGTGACTCGTCTTGTGCCTCACGACGTAGTAGCCCGCATACTCCCCATCCTCGAAATGCAGCGTCATCACGTCGTAGCTTGCGCGTCGCCAGTTCATTTGA